ACGGATGGGCTTCTTCTTCGACAACCACGACGACGCGGACAAGATCGTCGCCGTGCAGACCGTGGAGCGCTCCGACCTGGACGCGCTGGCTCGCCATTGCGCCGATATGCGTCACGCTGGAACCGGTAACCGCAAGGATGAGAAGCTCGCGATGAGCGTTGACGGCTGGGTCATCAATGACTGGTGCGTCAAGCGAGGCGTCACGTTCGCCACGTTCATGCGGGATCAGAAGCTCCAGACGCGGTTCATCGAAGACCCGGACAACGCCGCCTTCCGCGTGTGGGAGGGCAAGCTGTGAACTTCTCCAGTTATGAGGAATTCCGCCACCGCCTTCTCATGCTGATCGAGGAGACGGACGAGCCGTCAACCGACAACATTACATCGCTGGACACCATGATCGGCCTTGGCGAGGGGCTGGTGCATTACGGCGGCAACTTCGCCGCTGACGGGAGGTCCATCGGGCCGCTGCGTGCGTCATCCATGCAGGCAGACCTGTCCGCCCCAATCGCCGATAACGCGGCGCCTGTCCCCGACGACTGCCTGGAGCTTGCAATCCTTTGGCTCGCGGACGGGGCGCCGCTTGAGATCGTCGCGGAGCGAGACCTGCGCACGCGCCTGCGCCACGTTGGTGGCGGCGTCCCGCGCAAGGCTGCCCAGGCCGGCGATTCCATCATCTTCTCGCCTGCTGCCGCTGACGACGAGGTATTGAGTGGCCGCTACTACGCGCGCCCGGCAGCGCTCAAGGACGAGCTGCACCCTACGTTCCAGCGGTACCCGGAGCTGTATCTGTACGCTGCCCTCGCGTCGGCCGCCCCGTTCTACGGCATGGAACACAAGCTGCCTGTTTGGGGCGCGGCCTACTCTCAGTTGCTCGATCAGGCCAACCGACAGGAGCGCATGCGCGTATCCGCTGGTGGTCGGCTGAGGCAGGTTTCCCGCTGATGCGGACCACGCCTGTTGAACTACTCGGCGGCTACTACACCGACGAGAGTCTGCCGTGGTCGTGTCAGGACGCGGTGAACTATATCCCCGTGGCCGCTAGTGTGGCGGGGACTCGGACCGCGACAAAGCTTGTGGACGCGCCCGGGCTGCGCCCTTACGCCCAGATTGGCACCTGGGGCGAGGCCTTCCAGCTCGGCGGCCCGATCCGTGGCCTGCACGACGTTGAAGGCCGGCTGTTCGCGGTGTGCGGCACGACGCTGTACCAGATCAGCAACAAGGGCGTGGCGATCCCCCTTGGCACCATCCCGGGCACTGGCCGCGTCTCGATGGCGCACAACCAGATCACGAACGGCAACCAGCTGATTGTGGTGAATGGGTCGTCAGGCTACGTCTGGAACACCGTCACCGAGACCTTTGCGCGGGTGGTGGATGCGAGCTACCCGGGCGCGCTGGTGGTCGAGTTCATCGACGGCTACCTGATGCAGCTGGAGCCGTTCGGCCGGTTCATCCTGCACTCGGATCTCGCCGATGCCCTGGCCTACAACGCGCTTGACCGCTTCGAGGCCGAGACCGCGCCTGATATGACGGCCGGTCTCGCGATCCTGCACCAGGAGGTGTGGGCGCTCGGCGAGCGGACCATCGACGTGTTCGAGAACGTCGGCTCTGCGCAGGGGACGTTCCGTAACAAGGGCGTGTCCATCGCTAAGGGCTGCCTTGCCCGCTGGTCAACCGGCGTGATTGACAACGGCCTCGCGTGGCTGGGGCACGATGGCGTGGTCTACCACGCGCGCGGCTACGACCCGGTCCGGATCAGCACCCGGGCGGTTGAGGTCGCGCTGGCTGAATGCTCGTCGGCCAACCTCGCCAAGGCGTTCGCCTTCGTCTGGGAAGATCGCGGCCACGCGGTGTACTACCTGACCGTGCCCAATGGCCCGACGTTCGGCTACGACTTCAGCACCGGCTTGTGGCACCGCAGGGCGTCGCACCACCCGGTAACCGACGTGTCCGGCCGCTGGCGGCTCAATGACCTAGTTCGCCACAACGGCCAGTGGATCGGTGGCGACTTCCAGAATGGCCGCCTGTACGCGCTGGACTGGGACTACATGCTGGAGGGCTACGACGGCGCGCATGTGCGGGAGCGCGTTGGCCCCGTCGCGCACAACGACCAGAACAAGTTCACGGTCGATTCGCTCGAGATCATCTTCGACACGGGCGGCCCGGAGACCGTGCCGGTCGAGTTCCCGTATCAGCCTGTCGGCCCGGCCATGTCCGGCAGTGCGCCAGATGGTCAACCGGGAGACGCGTATGAGTTTGCCTACACCGTCACGCCGGGTGACGCGCCGATTGCGCGAACTCTCATCACTTCCGGAGAACTGCTTGCCGGGCTGTCGTGGGATCAGTCCACCGCCACGATCAGCGGGACGCCTACAGAAGGCGGCACGATTCCCCTCACGTTCCGAACCGTTGACACAAATGGCCTGTACGCCGACCACGAGGACGTGATCCGGATTGATTATCGGTATGACTTTGTGGCCGTCTCCGGATCGAATCTTCTGTTCGGTCGAAAGGATGGGGAGTGGGCGGATTCGGTCGCCAGCGCCGCACAATCTGGAGCGCGAGTCCGGACCTGGGGCAAGCGCATAATTACGTTCGGCCCCAGCAACTGTCGCTATTCTGATGACTACTTCGCGACTGACACGGCGGTCACTCCCCCGTGGTCCGGAGTGGCGCCCGTTGCCCGTCCGTTGAAGCTGCCGTCCGGACGCCTGTATGTCGTCAATGGTGGCGCTGACGTGTATTACTCCGACGACGGCGCTGAAACGTGGCAGATCATCGAGAGTGTTGGCACGTCGTGCCGGAACATCGATGGCGACGAAGATGCGGTTTACGTCCTGGACGGCGCCACTTTGCGAATCTCGACAGACGGGACGACGTTCCCGGACTCAAAGTCACTGCCGAGAGACCCGACGGATATGGCCTATCGCGACGGCGTGCTGATGTTCGCAGATTCGCTTGGGGCTGCGTCTTTCAAGACTGAGGACGGTGGAAACTCCTTCCAGAACGTCACAAGTCCGCCTGTATTTGAGTGCTACTCCACGTTTGCTACGACGACTGGCCGCTGGCTGTTCGCACATCGAATCAACACTGACACCACGAACCACTTGATAGGCCGCCTGAACGACGCAGAGGCAGCGATTTCCTACGTCATCACGCCGTCCGCGAACCTTGATGGCGGCGCGTACGATATTTTCGCCGAGCGCGACGGGGCTGTGGTGAGTGCTGCTTCCTTGTCTGGCCTCCCTCCCTTCATGTGCATCCTCCAGTCTGATCCGGAGGGGCTGGAGTGGGCGCGAGTCGATCACGAATTTTCAGGCGCCACGCCCCGCCCGAGTTCGATTGCGGCCTTCCCAACGGGACCTTCCAAATGAATGACCGCAAGGTGACGCTGCAATACTCCCGAGACGGCGGCCGCAACTGGTCGAACGGCAAGGAGCGCTCGCTTGGCGAGATCGGCGAGTACCGCAAACGGGTTCGCTTCCACCGGCTCGGCACGCATGTGCAGTACGTCGTGAAGTTCCGCACCTCCAGCCCGATTAAGGCAACGGTCCTCGGAGCCGTCGCACAAGTCACCCCAGCGAGTAATTGATGACCGAAGCACTGACGATCCCTGTCGGGAGCGACGGGGCGGGCGGGCTTGTGTCCACGAATCTGCCGGCACGCCCGACGTACGCACAGATCCGCGCCTTGGAACACGAGATAGCCAAGCTTCCGCCGGTTGAAACGCCGCTGACCCACCACTTCGCCGATGGCGTCTACGGCCGGGAGATGTTCATTCCGGCCGGGACCGTCATCACCGGGAAGATCCACCGGACGGCGACGCTGAACATCCTCCTGTCTGGCGAGTTGCATATCACTGGGGAGGGTGGCGAGGTCAAGCGCATCACTGCCCCGCAGGTGTTCGTGACTGAGCCGGGCACGAAGAAGGTCTGCTACGCGCACACAGACGCGCGCTTTATGAACGTGCATCCCACAAAGCTGCGCGACTTGTCGGCCATCGAGGCCAAGTTCATCGTGCCGGAGACCCCGGTACTTCGCTACGAGGGATAATCCATGTCTTGGGGAGCAATCGCAGGCGCCGCCATCGGCGTTGTGGGCAGCGCCATGTCCAACCGTGGGGCTGGCAAGGGTGCTGATGCAGCCGCAGGCGCGCAGTACGCGGCTATTGACGAGCAGCGCCGCCAGTACGACCAGACGCGTGCGGACATGCAGCCGTGGCGCGACGCGGGCAGCGAGGGATTGCAGCGCCTGCTTGGGCTATCGCGTGATCCCAACTCGATCCAGAACACGGCGGCCTACCAGTGGCGTCTGGGGCAGGGGATGCAGGGTCTGGACCGCTCCGCAGCGTCTCGCGGCAACCTGTTCAGCGGCGGCCACAACGCCGATGTGCAGCAGTTCGGCCAAGGCGTGGCGTCGCAGGAGTATGGCGACCAGTGGAACCGTTGGGCAGGACTGGCGGGGGTCGGGCAGTCGGTCAATAGCCAGCTCGGCCAGCTCGGCGCAGGCATGGCAGGCAACGTCGGTAACGCTCTGGGCAACATCGGCAACGCGCGTCAGTCCCAGTACCAGCAGCAGGGGTGGAACAACGCCCAGGCCGCAGCAGGCGTCGGTGGCGCGTTCAACAACTGGTATCAGGGCAACAAGGCCAACAACCCGGGCGGCACGGGCTGGTATCTCGGCAACAACCCGGGGAGGGGCTGATGGCTGACATTCTCGGGTTGGTGGATTACGTCCAGCGGCAGGGGGCTATGGGCCGCCAGCGCGGTACGGAGAACCGCCTTGCCTCCCTTGCCTCGCAGGCATACGGCGCTGCGCCAGATCAGCAGCGCCAGCTGACGCAGCAGGCGATTGCGACCGACCCGCAGTCAGGCTTCGCGCTGGGTCGCTCCCTCGTGGACGACAAGCAGCAGCGCATGGCGAGCCTGTCGCAGAAGGCCCGGATGCTGGTGGGCTACGCGAAGTCCGGCAACCGTCAGGGCGTGGACGG